GATCTCGGTCGCGAAATCCGATGTCGGCTTCAACAAGAAGGTGACCCGGGCGCTCGGGTCCGGTGCGCGCGTCATGCACACCGAAGAGCGCCCCGCCTTCCTCGCCAAGAACCGTTACGGCCTGCCGGACACGCTGCCCCTCAGCTGGGCCGAGTTCATGGCGGCCATGCCCCAATCTGAATGATCGCCCCGAAAGGACAAGACCATGGCACGTTTCGACACGTCCTTTGACGCCACCAGCGTTGAACCCACCACGCCCTACGAGCTGCTGCCCGCCGGCAAGTACCGCGCCCAGATCGTCGAAAGCGAGATGCGCGTCACGAAGAACGGCATGGGCCAGTTCCTCTGGCTGATGCTCGACATCCTCGAGGGCGAGCACAAGGGCCGGAAGATCTTCGACCAGCTGAACCTTGTGAACGCGAACCCGACCACGGTGGAGATCGCGCAGCGCACGCTGTCGGCCATCTGCCACGCGACAGGCAAGATGCATGTCAGCGACAGCGAGGAGCTGCACCTCATCCCGATGACGATCCAGGTGAAGATCAAGCCGCCCAAGAACGGCTACGGCGAGAGCAATGGCATCGCCTACCTGCCGCCGGAACGCGGCACGGCGGCCCGTGCAGCCAAACCGGCGCCCGCAGCGCCCGCCACCTCCGCGGCCCCGCCCAGGATGGCATCCGCGCCCTGGAACAAGAAGAGCTGATGTGCTGCGCCGCCCTGACATGGTGACAGCCGGGGCGGTGCCCAACCCCATCTGAGGACACTCCCATGACCAATCTGCACAACGCGGCCACCGTGGCCGTGAACAGCCCCGGCTTGCCTGATGACCAGCGCCGGTTGATCGATCTCGACGACGCCATCGCCAAGATCCGTACCCAGATCGCGACAGCCGATCTGGCACGTCAGCGCGGCCACAAGCCCATCGACCCGGACTGGTTCCACCGCGCCCGTACGGCGCTTCGCCATCTGAGCCGCGAGCGGGCAGAACTCCTGGCCCAAGGCACCGGCCGCCGCCGTCGCGAGAAGCTGAAGGACGCGCTGATCGGCGTCCTGCGCGAGCGCCATGATCCCGAGACCTGGAGCGGCATTCTGGCTGAGGCGCAGGCCCGCAGTGAACGGGTAGGTCTGTGATGGCCGAGCTTCCCGAAGCCCCCACGCCGACACTGACGGCGATCTATGCCGATTATGAGGCCCGCCAGGGCGATGGTCTCCGCGACCACCTCGGTGCCTCGATCATCGGCAAGTCCTGCGCCCGCGCGCTCTGGTACGACTTTCGCTGGGTCACGCCCGCGCGCCATTCCGGCCGCCAGTTGCGCCTCTTCGAGACCGGCCAGCTGGAAGAGGACCGCCTCGTGCGCAATCTGCGCGCCACCGGTGCGACGGTGCTCGAGGTCGACCCCGAAACCGGCCGCCAGTTCCGCGTCGAGGCCCATGGCGGGCATTTCGGCGGATCGCTCGATGGCGTGGCCATCGGGATCCTCGAGGCGCCAAAGACCTGGCATGTGCTGGAGTTCAAGACCCACGGGGTCAAGAGCTTCGCCGAGTTGTCCGCCAATGGCGTGGTGCTCGCCAAGCCTCAGCACGCCGCGCAGATGCAGATCTACATGTACCTGACGGGGATCACCCGCGCGCTCTACGTGGCGGTCTGCAAGGACACCGATGCGCTGCACATCGAGCGCATCGAGGCCGACAGCGCCATGGCCGAACGGCTGATGGAAAAGGCGGGCCGGGTTATCTTCGCCCAGCATCCGCCCGCGCGGATCAGCGAGGACCCGGCCTGGTTCGAATGTCGGTTCTGCGATCACCATGCCGCCTGTCATGACGGCGGCGGGGCGGCCGTGACCTGCCGATCCTGCCTGCATGCGACGCCCGTTGACGGCGGCTGGCACTGCGCCCGCCACGACCGGATGCTGACACCCGCCGAGCAGCGTGTGGCCTGCATCCGCCATCTCTTCATCCCCGATCTCGTTCCGGGCGAAGTCATCGATGCGGGCGACGATATCGTCACCTACTGCATGGCCGATGGCTCGACCTGGGCAAACGACGCCCGCACGACGGGGGCCGCGCCATGCTGACCCTGCGCCCCTATCAACAGGCCGCGATCGCTTCGATCTACGGCTATTTCCAGAACCACGACGGCAATCCGCTGGTGGTGATCCCGACCGCCGGAGGCAAGTCGCTTGTCATGGCCGCCTTCATCGAAGGCGTGCTGAAGGCCTGGCCCGACCAGCGCATCCTGATCGTGACCCATGTCCGCGAGCTGATCGCCCAGAACCATGCCGAGATGATCGGCCTCTGGCCTGAGGCCCCGGCCGGTATCTATTCGGCGGGCTTGGGCAAGCGCGAGGCGCAGGCCCGTATCCTCTTCGCGGGGATCCAGTCGATCCACCGCCGCGCACAGGAGGTCGGCCATACCGATCTGGTGCTGATCGACGAGGCGCATCTCATCCCAGGCAACACCAGCACGATGTATCGCCGCTTCCTGGACGGGTTGGCCCGGATCAACTCCGCGCTCAAGGTAATCGGGCTGACCGCCACGCCGTTCCGCTTGGACAGTGGGATGCTGCACGAGGGCAGAAACGCGCTCTTCACTGACATCGCCTACGAGGCCCCGGTGCGCGATCTGATCGATGCGGGCTATCTCAGCCCTCTGGTCTCGAAACAACCCGCCACGCGGTTGGATGTCTCGAAGGTCGGCACCCGTGCCGGAGACTTCATTCAGCGCGATCTGGCGGCTGCTGTTGACAAGGAAGCCATCACGCGGGCGGCGGTCACCGAGATCATCGAGCACGGGCGCGAGCGCAAATCCTGGCTGGCCTTCTGTTCCGGCGTCGAGCACGCGCGCCATGTGGCCGAGGAGTTTGGTCGGCAGGGGATCACCTGCCGCACGATCTTCGGGGACACGCCGAAGGAGGAGCGCGATGCCATCATCGCCGCCTTCAAGCGCGGTGAGATCCGCGCGCTGGCCTCGATGGGTGTGCTGACCACCGGCTTCAACGCTCCCGCCGTCGATCTGATCGCGCTCCTGCGCCCGACCAAATCCGTAGGCCTCTATGTGCAGATGGTCGGCCGCGGCACGCGCCTGGCACCGGGAAAGGAGAACTGCCTGGTTCTCGACTTCGCCGGCAATGTCCGCCGTCACGGGCCGATCGATCTGGTCCGGCCCCGGCGCCCCGGCGAGGCCAGTGGCGGCGAGGCGCCGACCAAGGTTTGCCCGATGTGCGAGAGCATCATCGCGCTCTCGGCGACGGAATGCCCGGATTGCGGCCATGTGTTCCCGGCGCGCAAGGTGAGGATCGCCCCCACGGCGGCCACGCTCCCGGTCCTCTCGCCCAAGGTGCAGTGGCTACAGGTCTCAGGCGTGTCCTACAGCCGCCACGACAAGCTGGGCGGGCTGCCCTCGCTCAAGGTGACCTACAGCTGCGGGCTCACATCCCGCAGCGAATGGGTCTGCATCGAGCATCAGGGCTATGCCCGCCAGAAGGCGGCCGAGTGGTGGCGGAAGCGTGCCCCGGACTGCCCGGTGCCGCTCACCGTCGATGAGGCCCTCGTTCAGGCCGCCCGACTTACCCGCCCCAGCGCGATCTCGGTCCGTCCCTCGGGCCGCTATGTCGAAGTCTCCGGCTACAGGTTTGACCCATGCGCGCATCCCACCCCGGCCTTTGCGCCATCTGTCACCGGCAACCTCGCGGCTTTGGCTGGTTCGACCGGGATTTCCGCGTCTCGGACCCACGGCGCGACACCAGCCGCAAGCAGCTCTGCAGCCGCACCTGCCAGGACATCTGCCACGGGAGGAAGGGCATGATCGATCCCACCCCGAACGAGGCCGAGGCGATGACCGTCGGCGGCCAGACGGGCGGCGAGTATCTCGAAAGCATCGGCAAATCCGACCTCGCCACGCTGACCGAGATCGAATGGGACCGCTTCATTGATGCAGTCGTCACCGGATATTGCGACCACCTGCGCGAGCTTGCGGCCAGCGACCGCAACCGCCTCGACGCCATGACCCCCGAGGTACCCTTCTGATGGCTGACACATCCTTCATGGCGCGCTACGGCGCGCGGCTCGTCACCCATGGCTATGCCATCCTGCCCATCGCTCCCGGAACGAAGAAGCCCGGCCGGTTCCAGCGCGGCGCATGGACGGATTACCCGGAATGGAACCGCCATGCGGAACGCGGCACTACCGAGGTCGAGGTGGCCACATGGTCGTCGTGGCCCGATTGCGGCGTCGGCATCGTTGGCGGCGCCGTGGCGGCGGTCGACATCGACATCAAGGACGATGCAGACCTGGCGCTGCAGATCGATCGCCTCGCCCGGGAACGTCTCGGCGATACACCCGCCCTGCGGATTGGCCGGGCCCCGAAGCGCCTGCTGGTCTATCGCACCGCAGAACCATTCCGCGGAATCAAGCGCCACCCGCTGGAGGTGCTCTGCCTCGGGCAGCAGTTCCTGGCCTATGCCATCCACCCTGACACCGGCGCGCCCTATGCCTGGCCCGAGGAAGGGCTGGCGGACATCGACATCACCGACCTGCCGGAGATCTCGGCCGAGGCTGCCACCGCTTTCCTCGACGAGGCCTATGCTCTGCTGCCTGAAGCCCTTCGTCAGCGCGGGTTAGCTGCCATGTCACCAGCCGCTGATGTCGTGCGCAGCCACAGTCAAATCGGCACTTTGCCCGCGATTGAGGCGGCGCTTGCCTGGCTCCCGAATACCGAGCTCGACTATGACAGCTGGATGCGCGTCGGCATGGCTCTGAAGGGGGCGCTCGGCGAGGCCGGGGCCGGTCTCTTTGCCGACTGGTCTGCGCAGGCGGCCAAGGACGTGCCCGCCACCACCATGAAGACCTGGTGCAGCTTCAAGCCCGACCGGATCGGGGCTGGCACGATCTACCATCTTGCCATGGAACGCGGCTGGCAACCTGACCCCGATCTTCGTCTCGACGGCAGCCTCCACGCAGACGGGGAGCATCCCGCGGCAGGGCTTCTCGCGAGGCTGGATGTGGCGGCAACAGTGCCATCCGCGTCACCTGCCGCGCCGCCATTCTCGCTGGTCATCCCTGACGGGCTGGTGGGCGATCTGACGGACTACATGCTGTCCACCGCCCGACGCCCGCAACCGCTTCTGTCGCTCGGGGCCAGCCTCTGCGCCATCGGTGCGCTGATGGGGCGGAATTACCGCACCGAGAGCAACCTGCGCTCGAACCTCTATGTCGTGGGCATCGCGGACAGCGGATCGGGCAAGAACCACGCCCGGGAGATCATCAACGAGACCTTCTTCGAGGCGGGGCTCGCCCATCACCTTGGTGGCAACAAGATCGCCTCCGGCGCGGGGCTTCTGACCGCGCTGTACCGCCAGCCCGCGATCCTGTTCCAGATCGACGAGTTCGGCATGTTCCTGTCGGCGGCCGCGGACCGCAAGCGCAGCCCGCGCCACATCACCGAGATTCTCGACAACATGACCGAGCTCTTCACGGCTGCGGGCGGGATCTTCCTTGGGGCGGAGTATGCCAACCGGGACGGCACGAACGAACGGCGCGACATCAACCAGCCCTGTCTCTGCGTCTATGGCACCACGACGCCGCTGCACTTCTGGGGCGCGCTGCAGGGCGCCAACGTGGTTGATGGCTCGCTCGCGCGCTTTCTGATCCTGCCCAGCGACGAGGACTACCCCGATGAAAACATCGCCGTGGGCATCCGGCAGGCCCCGCTCGCACTGATCCAGGGGCTGCAACGGATCGCAGCGGGCGGTGGAGGCAGAAAGGGCAACCTGACCGGCAAGACCGCCGACCAGAACACCGCCGTGAACCCGATGGTCGTGCCGATGACCGAGGAAGCGAGGGCCCGGTTCAGCCAACTCAGCGTCGAGCTGACGGAGGAATTGCGCGCGGCGGCTGGCACGGCTTTCACCGCAATCCTGGCCCGCATCGGGGAAAATGCCCTGAAGCTGGCGCTCATCGTGGCGGTGGGGCGTGATCCGACCCGACCCGAAATCGACATCACCGCCGCGGAGTGGGCGATCACCTTCGTGCGGCACTATGCACAGCGCACGATGGAAGCGGTCGAGCGGCATGTCGCGGACACCGAGACCGAGGCCCATCTGAAGCGGCTGAAGGAGATCATCCGGGCGGCCGGCGCCAAGGGGATCACCAAGTCCGAGATCACCCGGGCCTCACAATGGCTGAAATCCCGTGACCGGGACGAAATCCTGCTGACCCTCTTCGAGAGCGGGGATATCACCACTGGCATGCGCGGGTCATCGACCAAACAGGCGATGGTCTACAGGATGGCAAGGTGGGTCGGTCCCTGGCGCGATGCTTCAGGGCGCAGGATCTCTCAAAAGGAAGTCAAATGACCCGTAACCATCAGAACAGGATGAGAAAAATGGGGGCCCGTCCTTGCTTCAATCTTTCAGGAGGAAACCCTTTCCCTACGCGTGTGCGTGCGCGCGGCATAAGTAAGGAGTGATGTGCCCCGTATCTCAATATAACAATATGAAATATATATATTATATAGGGACGCCAAGGGGTTAGGCCCCGGGTTGCTTCAAGCGGATTGCACTGAAGCACAGAAACATTGCCGGGCGGCCCGTTCGCCCCGCGCCTGACATGACCAGACCACCCTTCGGGGCCTGGCGAGACCGCAGCCTTCACCGGCCAGCCCTCCCGCCACGCTCGCCCAAGCGAAGAGGAGGTCGGCATGGCCGAACCCACACAGAACCCGCGCACCATCCTCGCGCTCGACCTCGGCACCAGCACCGGTTGGGCCCTGCGCGCGCATGACGGCCTGATCACCAGCGGCACGGTCAGCTTCAAGCCCGGCCGCTTCGACGGTGGCGGTATGCGCTACCTGCGCTTCACCAACTGGCTGACCGAGATCGACCGGCTGTCCGGACCTGTCGCTGCCATCTGGTTCGAGGAAGTCCGCCGCCACGCAGGCACTGACGCGGCCCATGTTTATGGCGGGCTCATGGCCACGCTGACCGCATGGGCCGAGCTGCGGGGCGTGCCCTACGAGGGCGTCCCGGTCGGCACGATCAAGCGCCATGCCACCGGCAAGGGCAACGCAGACAAGACCGCGATGATCGCGTCCGCGCGGGCCCGGGGCTTCAGCCCGGCCGACGACAACGAGGCCGACGCCATCGCGCTGTTGCTCTGGGCCATCGAGACAAAGGGAGGCCTGGCATGATCGGCATGCGCTTCACGCCCCGCGGCTATGGTGGCGACCGCCGTGACGCCGACCGGGTCAAACGCGACGGTTGGCATGAGCAGGGGATGCTCGCGGTCAGTGTCGACGACCAGCGGCTTACCTGGCCCGAACGCGAGCTGGTCCGCCAGCTCGCGGAAAAGCTCTACGGCAAGCGGACGACGGGGCAGGGGGTGCGCCATGACTGACCGCGTCTGGACCGCCGACGACGTGGCGGATCATTTCGAGGAGGCTTTCCGCACCCTGCGCAAGCTGCCGCCCGTGAAAGTGCAGGGCTACTTCAACGCCTGGCCCGCCATCCTGCGCTCGCCAAAGGAGATCGCCCGCATGGAGCCCGAGCCGATGCGGGTCTGGCCGTCGGCCGCCGCGATCACCCGGCTTGAACAGACCTTCGACTGGGTGCTCTGGATCGAGGAGGGGGAGCGCAAGCTGGTCTGGTCCCGTGCGGCCCGGGTGCCGTGGAAGCAGATCAGCGGCGAGCTCGGCTGCGACCGCACGACCGCCTGGCGGCGCTGGCAGTTGGCACTGACCAAGATGGCGGCGCGGCTGAATGCATGAGCGAGTCCAATGTGTTGCAACACTTTTCCCTTCGACACATGCAACATTGGGGTGCTATAGAAGCATCATGATGGGGAGAGTGCGTTGGAAGACGGCTCTCCCCGTTGTCGTCTCAGTGGACCCCATGGTGGACCCCGGAATCCAGCCGGGAATCCAGTTGGGGTCCAGCCCCGGCGAGTTTCCGGTTCCTTCCGGGCGATATTCGTATGCTGGGGGGCGAAGCGCGCAATATCGCCAGCGTCAGGTCCGATTTTATGGGAGTCCACCCACGTCGGAGTCCACCCTCTGATCTTCTGATAACGACGCAATAACAGATACTTGGCAGGTGGACTCCGGAGTGGATACCCTGGACTCCGGAAGTCAGTCAGGATCCACCTTTGGGGTCCAGCCGGAATCCACCAGCGGAGTCCACCGCGCCGCTCCGCTTGAACGGGCGCGTGCTGGCCAACCTATCGAACAGGATCAACCTCATGACCCTCGCCTTCGCCCCCGAGCGGATCGAGCAGTGGCCGCTTGCGCGCCTGCAGCCTTACGCGAAAAACGCGAAGGTGCATGGGCCCGAGCAGGTCGCGAAGATCGCGGCCAGCATGGCCGAGTTCGGCTGGACCGTGCCCTGCCTCGTCGGCGAGGACGGCGAGTTGATTGCGGGCCACGGGCGCGTCCTGGCCGCAACGCAACTCGGGCTGACCGAGGCGCCGGTGATCGTTCTCGGGCATCTGACCGAGGCGCAGCGCCGGGCCTACCGCATCGCGGACAACAAGCTGACCGAACTCGGGACCTGGGATGAGGCGCTGTTGTCGGCCGAACTGAACGACCTGCTGGCCGACGACTTCGACCTCTCGCTGGTCGGCTTTTCCGATGGTGAGCTGGACAAGCTGCTGGCCTTCGTGCCGGAAGGGGACGGTGAGGAAGGTGGCGCCGGAGGCACCGTGCCGCCGGTGACCATCCCGGAGCCTCCCCGCAATCCGGCCTCGCGGACGGGCGATCTGTGGATCCTCGGCGATCACCGGCTGCTCTGCGGTGACAGCACCAGCGCGGCCGATGTGCGCCGTCTGATGAACGGCGAGCGCGCGGTGCTGTTCGCGACCGACCCGCCCTATCTGGTGGACTACGACGGCTCGAACCATCCGACGCGCAACAAAGACTGGAGCCAGTCCTACGGCGTGACATGGGACGACAGCAGCCAAGGCGCCGAGCTCTACGACGGTTTCATCGCCGCCGCTGTCGCCGAGGCAATCACCGAGGATGCGGCCTGGTACTGCTGGCACGCCTCGCGGCGTCAGGCGATGCTGGAAGCCTGCTGGGAAAAAGCCGGCGCCTTCGTCCATCAGCAGATCATCTGGGTGAAGGACCGGGGCGTCCTGACCCGGTCGCACTACCTGTGGAAGCACGAGCCCTGCTTCATGGGCTGGCGGCGACCGAACCGCCCGCCCAAGGTGGCCGAGCAGACGCTGCCCTCAACCTGGGAGATGCCCAGCTTCGCCAAGGACGAGCGCCCCGATCACCCGACACCGAAACCGCTCGACGCCTTCGGGATCCCGATGCGCCAGCACGTTGCGCGCGGGGGCCTGTGCTACGAACCCTTCTCGGGGTCCGGATCGCAGATCATGGCGGGCGAGGCCAATGACCGCCGCGTCTTCGCGATGGAGATCAGCCCCGCCTATGTCGATGTCGGCGTGGAGCGCTGGCAGGCTGAGACGGGCCGCGACGCGGTCCTCGACGGCGACGGGCGGAGCTTCGCGCAAGTGAAGGCCGAGCGGTTGGGCGGGGCTCCGGCCGACACACCGGGCATCGACGCGGAACCCGAACCCGCGCGAAAGCGCAAGACCGCCGCGTGACATGCATGACCTGGCTCTAACTTTCTCCGGAGACGTTTCCTGGACCGCAGACACATGCCTGTTCGGCCTCTCCCTCTGCTCCGGTGCAGGCGGGCTCGACCTCGGGCTCGTCCTCGCCATCCCCGGATATCGTGCTGTGGGTTACGTCGAACGGGACGCCTTCGCCGCGGCCACTCTCGTGGCGCGGATGGAGGACACGTCCCTGGATTGCGCGCCTGTCTGGGACGACGTTGCGACCTTCGACGGCCGCCCGTGGCGCGGCGCGGTGGACATCGTCACTGCGGGCTATCCGTGCCAGCCGTTCTCCGTCGCGGGCAGGCGGCGGGGCGCGGACGATCCACGCCACCTCTGGCCGCATGTCGCCCGCATCATCGCCGAGGTCGAGCCGCCCTTCGTGTTCCTCGAGAATGTCGCCCATCATCTCCGCCTCGGCTTCCCCGAAGTCGCCAGTGGACTGGTCGGCATAGGCTATCGCCTTGCGGCAGGCCTCTTCACGGCGGCGGAAGTCGGTGCGCCCCACAAGCGCGAACGGCTCTTCATCCTCGCCATCCGCGAGGGTGACGGTGAGGCCGACCCCGCGCGCCTCCTCCGGAACCCGGTCGAGCGACCAGAACCGAACGGAGAAAGTGTTGCACTGGATGACGCCGACAGCGCGGGATCACAAGGACGGGGCGACGACATTGGCGAACACGCCGGTGAACGGTCTGCTTGGCCGCCAGGTCCTCGTGACGCCGATGGTTGGGAGCGATACCTGCGATGCTCGCCGGACACTGAACCCGCTGTTCGCCGAGGCGCTGATGGGTTGGCCCACCGGGTGGACCGGCTCCGGCTCTGTGGCAACGGTGTGGTTCCCCTGGTTGCAGCGCATGCGATGCGAACTCTCGCGGCTCAGCTGCTGGCCGATGGATGAGGCGCTCGTATGAAGCAGTCCCGTCTCATGTCGCTGGTCGAGTCCGTCGCAAATGTGATCGTCGGCTACGGCGTCGCGGTCATGACACAGATCCTGATCCTCCCGATCTTCGGGCTGCACACGACGCTGGCGCAGAAACTGCAGATGGGAGTGGTCTTTACCGTGGTCAGCATCGCGCGGTCCTATGTCTTGCGGCGGCTGTTCGAAAGGTGTCGTTGACGTGCTTGGGCACGATCACTTATCCTTATCCTTGCTGCGAAGTCGGCTGTGACCGACTTGAGTGAGCCAGAGGCTACTCTGACCCGAGGGCTTGTCCTGCAGGTTTCGCGGTCCGGCATGCGGAGCCACGGATTCCCCGGGCCTCGCGCGGGCAGTAGCTTCCAGCCGGGGAGCGTCCCCACGGACGCCGCGCATTCGCTTCTCAGGAAGTCGAATGAAAGGATCCCTGCCATGGGAGCATTGAAACTTTTACGCCGAAGGAAAATGATCGCCCAAGGCGGCCGCTGCTACTATTGTGGACTGCCGATGTGGGATGATGCCGTCAAGGAAGTGGCATCACGACCAGACGCCAGAATAAGGCTGGCGCCGAAGTCGCTGCGCTGCACCGCAGAGCATCTTCACGCCCGTTCAGACGGTGGCGGCAACACGGCCGACAACGTCGTCGCAGCCTGCTGGTACTGCAACAACCAGCGCCACAGGCGGAAGTGTCCACTTTCGCCGGAAGAGCATCGTCGGCACGTCGAAAAACGCATGGCAGCAGGCAAATGGCTGGCGGCGCAGTTCTCGCATGTAGCGCCGAAGCCGGCAACGCCGCTCTCTTCGCCTTGAGAAACCGCCGCCCGGTCGGGGCGGCGGCTGAAATGTGCATGGGTCAGAGACGACGAAACGCCCTGCGGCGGGGTTCCGGACGGCCAAGCGGTGATACAGGACGCGATGCGATCCACGCTTCGATGTCACTGTCGCGCCATCCGACGGCCTTCGACCCTAGCCGCACTGGTTTGGGGAACTCTCCGAGAGCCATGTACTTGTAGATCGTGCTCCGGCTCAGGCCCGTCCGCAGCATCACGTCGCGGCGGCGCAGGATGCAGGTTGTCATCCGGCGGCCCCCGTCACGATGCGATAGGCACGGCCTCGCCCCTCGATCTTTTCCGAGGTGACCTCGAGTCCGAGCTTCTTCTTCAGCGCGCCGGAGAGGACACCTCTCACTGTGTGCGATTGCCACTCGAGGGCCGCGACGATCTCGTCGATGGTTGCGCCCTCGGGGGTGCGGAGCATCGCGATCAGGGCCTCCTGCTTGGTGCCCACACGCGGCTTGCGCGCCTTTGGCACGGCTTCGGTCTCGTTAGGGGCATCCGTCGCGAGGTCCTCGCTCGGCGCCTTGTCGGCGCACGTGGGCGCAGTAGGCGCGTCCTCGGGCTCGACGCCGATAGCGTAGAGGCCCGCCTTGGTCACGACCAGCGTGGTGCCGTGGCCGTCGCCGGTTTCGCGCCACATGGGTTCGCCTTTGCGCAGGTCGGCATCGACCTCCTGCAGGAGACCCTTGGCGATCAGCGCACCGACCACCTTGGCGGCGGCCCCGCCGCGCAGGCTCCCGGGCAAGGGCAGGGCGATGTGTTCGGGCCGTTGGGCGGCAGTGCTCAGGATCACGAGTTGTGTGTCGGAAAGACTCGTCATCGCTCAGCCCTCCATCGCGGGGCGGCCGAAGCCGAGGATGGGAAGGATGAAGGCCGCGTCTTCATCGTCGCGATCGTCAGCCTTGAGCCAGGCATCCATCGCGTCACGCGCGGTGGCGATGTCGTTGAACTGGCCGAGCCAGCCGATCTCGCCGCCGCGGTCGGTGAGCACGAGACAAGCTTGGGGATGCAGGAGTGTCATGGGGTCGTCTCCGGTGTGGGGCCGCGACCATCGCGGGCCTTCTACGACCCCGAGCCCGCGGTCTGCGGGGGTTCCCGGCAGCGCCGGCGGTGAGTTGCATCGTCCTGTCGTCGGACACGTTCGCTCTGTCGTTGGTACACATCAACGCGGATAAGCACATGATCCTGATCTATTTTCCGGTGCCGTGATGCTGGGCCTGAGCGAACGCGCCTATGCCGCCCGGGTGGGGCTCTCGCGTGGGGCGATCCAGAAGGCGAAAGAGGCGGGGCGGATCGTCCTCTTTCCTGACGGCTCCATCGATGCGGCGGCAAGTGACGCGCGCCGGGCCGAGATGACAGATCCGTCGAAGGTGCGAGGTGAGCGGGGAGCCGCGGCAAAGCCGCAAACTCCAGCGCGGTCCGGGCCGAAGCTGAAACCCGTTTCCGAGGCGGCGGTGGCGGCCGTTGGCGACACGCTGCGCGAACAGGGGCTGGCGGTCCCGGCTGTCGGCGGCGGCACGACCTTCCTGCAGGCCAAGACCGCGAACGAGGTGCTGAAGGCGCAAGAGCGGCGTATCCGGCTCCAGAAGCTGAAAGGGGAGCTGATCGAGCGGGCCCGTGCACTGTCGCTGGTGTTTCGCCTGGCGCGTGAGGTGCGGGACGCATGGGTGAACTGGCCTGCGCGCGCGGCGGCGCTGATGGCGGCCGATCTGGGCGTCGAGCCGGCCGCGATGCAAAAGGTCCTGGAGAAACATGTCCGTGCCCACCTCGACGAGCTTGCCGAGGTCCGGCCTGACTTCCGGTGATGTTGAGGGCCTGACGGACTTCGACGGCGCGGGCGAGATCCTGCGAGCCTGGGGCAACGGGCTGCGGCCGGACCCAGACCTGACCGTCTCGGAATGGGCGGACCGGCACCGGATGCTGTCGGGACGCGCCTCGGCCGAACCGGGGCGGTATCGCACGGGGCGCACGCCCTACATCCGCGAGATCATGGACCGGCTGTCGCCCGGCGATCCCACGCAGCGGGTGGTATTCATGAAGGCGGCGCAGGTCGGTGCGACCGAGGCCGGGAACAACTGGATCGGCTTCGTGATCCACCAGGCGCCGGGGCCGATGCTGGCGGTCCAGCCCACGGTGGAACTGGCGAAACGCAACTCGCGGCAGCGGATCGACCCGCTCATCGACGAGAGCCCGGATCTGCGCGAGCGGGTCAAACCGGCCCGCTCCCGCGACGCCGGCAACACGATGCTGTCCAAGGAGTTCGCGGGCGGCATCCTGATCATGACCGGGGCGAACTCCGCGGTGGGGCTGCGCTCGACTCCGGCGCGCTACATCTTCCTCGACGAGGTCGATGCCTATCCGGCCTCGGCCGACGAGGAAGGCGACCCGGTCACGCTGGCGGAGGCCCGGTCGCTGACCTTTGCGCATCGGCGCAAGGTGCTGCTGGTCTCGACCCCGACGATCCGGGGGTTGAGCCGGATCGAGCGCGAATACGAGGCCAGCGACCAACGCCGGTTCTTCGTGCCGTGTCCGCATTGCAGCGCGATGCAGTGGCTGAAGTTCGACCGGCTGCGCTGGCAGAAAGGGCGGCCGGAGACGGCTGAATACATCTGCGAGGGCTGCGACACGCCCATCGCGGAGCACCACAAGACGGCGATGCTGGAGGGCGGCGAATGGCGGGCGACCGCCACGGCCACCGATCCCACCACGGTCGGCTATCACCTCTCTGCGCTCTATTCGCCGGTGGGATGGCTCAGTTGGCCCCGCATCGCCCGCGGCTGGGAGGCGGCCCAAGGGTCGGACGAGGCGATCAAGGCGTTCCGCAACACGATCCTCGGCGAGACCTGGGTCGAGAGCGGCGAAGCGCCGGACTGGCAGCGGCTCTATGACCGGCGCGAGGCATGGAAACCCGGCACCGTTCCTGCCGGCGGGCTGTTCCTGACTGCCGGTGCGGACGTGCAGAAGGACCGGATCGAGGTCGATGTCTGGGCGTGGGGCAGGGGCCTCGAAAGCTAGCTTATCGACCACATTGTCATCGAGGGCGGACCCGACCGGCACGACGCATGGTCGGAGCTGACGTCACTGATGGACCGGTCCTGGCGGCACGAACGCAGCGCTCATCTGAGGATCGCGCGGCTGGCCATCGACACGGGCTACGAGGCTCCGGCCGTCTATGCCTGGTCGCGGGGCGCGGGATTTGCACAGGTCTCCCCGGTCAAGGGTGTCGAAGGGTTCAACCGCTCGAGCCCGGTCTCGGGCCCGACCTTCGTCGACGCGACCGAGGGCGGTAAACGCTTGCGGCGCGGGGCGCGGCTCTGGACCGTGGCGGTCTCGACCTTCAAGACCGAGACCTACCGCTTCCTGCGGCTCGCGCGGCCGACAGATGAGGAACGAGCAACTGGCGCCCTGTGCCAGCCCGGCACGATCCACCTGCCGACATGGGTGGAGAGCGAATGGCTGAAGCAGCTCGTGGCCGAACAGCTGGTGACGATCCGTACCAAGCGCGGCTTCGCGAAACTGGAATGGCAGAAGCTGCGCGAACGCAACGAGGCGCTGGACTGCCGGGTCTATGCCCGCGCCGCCGCCTGGATCGTGGGCGCGGACCGCTGGTCTGAGGCGAAATGGCGCGACCTCGAGGATCAGCTCGGGGCCGCTCCGTCCGGTGAGATGGACCCGGCCGGGCAGATCCACAGGCAGGGACAAGCCCCGCAAGGCAAGCGTCGCTCCGACTGGCTCGGACGACGCGGAGGATGGTTTGGATGACAGACTGGACGGAAACGGAGCTTTCGGCGTTGCGCCGGGCCTATGCCAGCGGCACGACCCGGGTCAGCTATGATGGCAAATCCGTCGACTACGGCTCGGCCGCTGACCTGCTCGCCCGCATCCGCACCATCGAGCGCGCCATCGCAGGGACCACGCGGCCGCTGCCGGTGGCGGGGCTCGCGGGTTTCTCCCGCGGGGATCGCTGATGCCCGCAAACTGGATGGACCATGCCATCGCGAGGGTCGCCCCACGCATGGCGGCCCGGCGCGTACTGGCGCGTCAGGCCTTTGAGACCCTGACGCGCGGCTATGACGGGGCCGCGAAGGGGCGCCGGACTGACGGGTGGCGCGCGCCGGGATCTTCGGCCGACACCGAGATCGGCGTGGCCGGGGCGCTGCTGCGCGACCGGATGCGCGACCTGGTGCGGAACAACCCGCATGCGGCCAAGGCCGTGGCGGTGCTGGTCAACAACATCATCGGTTCGGGCATCATGCCGCGCGCCGCCAGTGGCGACGACAAGCTGGACCGGGAGGTCGATGCACTGTTCGAGCGCTGGACGGCAGAGTGCGATGCCGATGGCCAGCTCGACTTCTACGGCCTGCAGACGCTGATCTGCCGCGAGGTGGTCGAAGCGGGCGAGGTGCTGGTGCGCCGCCGTCTGCGGCGATCCGCGGACGGACTGCCGGTGCCGCTGCAATTGCAGGTGCTGGAAGCCGACTTCCTCGACGCCACCAAGTCCGGCGTGCTTGGCACAGGCCGCCTCGTCCAGGGGATCGAGTTCGACCCGCTCGGCAAGCGCCGGGCCTATTGGCTGCACGCGGCACAATCCGGCGATGCCTGGGGCGCGCTGCAGGGCGGGCTCGGCTCACGCCCGGTCCCTGCGACCGAGATCGCCCATGTCTATGAGAAGCAGCGCACGCAGGCGCGCGGCGTTCCCTGGGGCGCGCCGGTGATCCGCAGCTTGCGCGATCTCGACGACTACGAGGTGGCAGAACTGGTCCGCAAGAAGACCGAGGCCTGCTTCACCGCCATCGTCTTCGGCGATGACGAGGCGCAGCAGGGCATCGCGCCCACAGTCGTGGACGCCGATGGCAACAGGGTCGAGCAATTCGAACCGGGGCTGATCGCCTATGCGCGGGGCGGCAAGGACATCCGCTTCAACCAGCCCGCTGCCACCGGCGGTTACGGAGAATACCAGCGCGCAAGCCTGCACACGATCTCGGCTGGGTTCCGGGTGCCCTATGAGCTGCTGACCGGCGATCTCAGCCAGGTCAACTATTCCTCGATCCGCGCCGGGCTCGTCGAGTTCCGCCGCATGATCGATGCCGTCCAGTGGCAGCTCTTCATCCCGATGCTCTGCGCCCCGGTCTGGCGCTGGTTCACCGAAGCCGCATGGGCCGCGGGCCAGATCCCGACGCCGGACGTGCCGGTGGAATGGTCGCCGCCAAAGTTCGATGCCGTCGATCCCTACAAGGACGCGATGGCCGACCTGCTGGCGATCCGGACCGGCACGATGACGCTGGCGCAGGCCATCGCCCGGCAGGGCCACAACCCGGACGCGGTGCTGGCGGAAATCGCCGCCACCAACGCCAAGCTCGACGGCCTCGGCCTCGTGCTCGACAGCGACCCGCGCCGCGTCACCAAGACCGGCAGCGCGCAAGCGGCCGATCCGAACAATGACAAGGCAAGTGACCCGGCCGCTCCCGCATCCGAACCAGAGAAGGAATAGGGCCATGCCCGACACGATCCTTTCGGCCCCGGTCGTCCTGCCGATGCAGTTGCGGCGCGCGCCCATCCTGCCCGCGACCGTCAATACCGAGGCGCGCTCCGTCGACGTGGTCTTCACCACCGGCGCTGCCGTCCGGCGGCGGCGCTGGACCGGCTGGGACACCTCCGTGCCCTTCGACGAAATCCTCGAGGTCAGCGACAGGGCGGTGGACCTGACGCGCCTCAACGCCGGTGCCCCGGCGCTCGACAGCCATTCGGTCTGGTCCTCGCATTCGCAGGTGGGCGTCGTCGAACGCGCCTGGATCGAGGGCAAGGAAGGCAAGGCCACCATCCGCTTTCCCCGCGAAGGGCTCGACGAGGCCGCAGACCGCATGTTCGGCCTGATCAGCGACGGCATCATCCGCAACGTCTCGGTCGGCTATTCCATCGAGCGGGTGAAGGTGGTGGAACCCGCAGCAAAGGGCGAGGTCGAGCAGCGCATCGTCGAACGCTGGACCCCGCTCGAGGTCAGCTTCGTGACCGTTCCCGCCGATCCCCGCGCACAGGTCCGCGCCGCGGATCAGGCCAACTATCCCGTCGAGATCGTCGACACCCGCATGCAGAAGGAGGCATCCATGCCTGAGAGCACGACCACCGTGGCCAGGGATGTCCCCGCCAGTACCCAGACCCGCCTGTCACCCGCTGCGGCCCCGGCGCAGTCTGAGTCGACGGCTGCGCGCATGCCGGAGACGGCTCCCGCGCCCGACAGCGAGGCCATTGCAACCCGTGCCCGCGAGGCCGAGCGTGATCGCGTCTCCACCATCTACGATCTGACCAGTCGCCTGAACCTCGAACGCAGCTTCGCCGAGGACTTGGTCAAGCGCGGCGTCAGCGTCGACGAGTCCCGCCGCCTGATCCTTGACCAGGTCGCGGCGAAGTCCGACGAGACCCGGACCTTCGGCCAGGTCGCAGTTCCCCTCGGCGGGCGCGACGAGCGGATCACCCGTCGCGATGCGGTGGCGAATGCGCTGCTGCACCGCTACAGCCCGACGCTCTTCCCGCTGGAGGATGCCGCGCGCCAGTATCGCGGCATGACGCTGCTGGAGCTCGCCCGCGAAAGCCTCGGCAATGCCGGGGTCTCGACGCGGGGACTCTCCCGCGACGAGGTTGCGACGCGCGCGCTGCATTCGACCTCGGACTTCCCCGAGATCCTCGCGGCGGTGACGAACAAGACCCTTCGGCAGGCTTATGACGCCTATCCCCGGACCTTCGCCCTCTTCTGCCGCCAGGTGCTGGCGACCGACTTCAAGGCGATGCACCGCGTCCAGCTCGGCGAGGCCCCGCAGCTCCTCGAGGTAGGCGAGAGCGGCGAGTTCAAGCGCGGGACGCTGGGCGAAAGCAAGGAGAGCTACCGCGTGAAGACCTATGGCCGGGTGGTCGCCATCACCCGGCAGGTGCTGATCAATGACGATCTCGACGCCTTCACCCGGATACCGGCGATGTACGGCAACTCCATCGCCCAGCTGGAGAGCGACGTCGTCTGGGGCATCATCACCGCCAACCCGGCGATGGCCGACGGCAATGCGCTGTTCCACACCACGCACAAGAACCTCGCCGCAACGGGCGCTGCGCTGGACGTGGCAAGTGTCGGGGCGGCCCGCGCGGCGATGGCGCTGCAGACCGGCCTCGACAAGAAGACGGTGCTGAACATCCGCCCCGCCTTCCTGATCGTCCCGGCCGCGCTGGAACTGAAGGCCGAACAGCTGGTCGCCCAGAACCTTGTGCCGGCCGACAGCGCCAAGGTGGTGCCGCAGTCGATCCGGACGCTGTCGCCGATCAGTGAGCCGCGCCTCGATGCCGCCAGCGCCACCTCCTGGTATCTGGCGGCCTCGCCCAACCAGATCGACACCATCGAGTACGCATATCTCGAAGGCCAGCAGGGCGCCTATATCGAGACCCGCAACGGCTTCGATGTCGACGGGGTGGAGATCAAGTGCCGCCTCGACTTCGGCGCCAAGGCCATCGACTGGCGCGGCCTATACAAGAACCCGGGTGCGTAACCAGCACCCCGACATGCTGAACCCTGACACACGGGCGGTCCTGGCGGACCGCCCTTCGTCTTTCCACGAGGATCCTTCCCATGAAAACCTACGTCCAGCCCGGCAACACCCTCACTCTGACCGCGCCCTATGCTGTCGTCTCGGGCGAGGGCCTGCTCGTCGGTTCCATCTTCGGTGTGGCCTCCGGCACCGCCGCCCTCGGCGAAACTATCGAGGCCGCGCTCGTCGGCGCCTACGAGCTGAAGAAACTCGGCAGCCAGGCATGGGCCGTCGGCGACCGCATCTATTGGGACAACACCGCCCGCCAGACTACCAAGGTCACCACCTCGAACACGCTGATCGGCGTGGCGACTGAGGTGGTGGCGGGCGGCGCTGGCGATGTGGTCGGCCGGGTGCGGCTGAACGGCGCCTTCTGATGAGCGCGTTCGACGCCGCCGTGGGCGCGCTCTTCGCCGACCCGAACATCGCCCGGGACGCGGTCTACATCGCCGACGGCGGCGTGCCCCAGCTGGTGCGCGTCGTTGCCCGGCGTGCCGATGCCGTCACCGAGTTCGGCGATGCGCGGCTCTGGTCCGAGACCACGCGGATCGACCTGCGCGTGGCCGAGGTGCCAGCCCCGCGCCCCGGCGACCGGATCGAGATCGACGGCGAGGCCTTCCACATCCAGGGGGAGCCAACCCGCCATCGCGAGCGGCTGGTCTGGACCGTCGACCTGCGGCCTGCGTGATCGCGATGAACCTGCGTGCGGACATCGACGGCGATCTGGAGGCGCTGATGGCGGCCGAGATCGCCGCGGGCGAGCGGGCAGTTTCGAGCGCGATGCGCGCGGCGGGAGAGGGGCTCAAGGCATCTTGGCGCGGCCAGATCACCGGGGCGGGGCTCGGACAGCGGCTCGCCAATACAATCCGGGCAGCGCATTATCCGAAGGGGCAGCCCAGCCTGAACGCGGCCGCGCTCGTCTGGTCCAAGGCGCCGGTCATTGTCGGCGCGCATGACACCGGGCCGTTGATCCGGTCAAAGAACGGGTTATGGCTTGCGATCCCACTGCCCGCCGCGGGCAGGTCCTTGCGCGGCGGCCGGATGTCGCCGGGCGAGTGGGAGCGGCGGACGGGGCTGCGCCTGCGTTTCGTCTATCGCCGGACGGGGCCAAGCTTGCTGGTAGCGGAGGGGCGGCTGACCACGAAGGGTCGCGCAGTTGCCTCGCGGTCGAAAACTGGCCGCGGGCTGACCACCGTGCCCGTCTTTTTCCTTGTGCCGCAGCTCAAGCTGCCGAAGCGGCTGGATCTGGCGCGAGACGCGGAGCGGGCGGCGAATGACCTGCCAAGACTGATCGTGGCGAAACTCAGTTGAGGGGCGCTTCATCGACCCCCAAAAAGGGACTCGAAATTGATGCGGAAAGATGTAACCTGAACACAGTTACACTAGGTCAACCAGGTGGGTTGAAGGCAGATGCCTAGAAGACAATTTCTTTCCGCCATCGCATTCTTTGCTTGCTCACTTCCTGGCGCAGTTTCTAGCGAAGACATCGCTGTTCTTGTCATTCCAGGCTTGGATGTAAACCTAAATGTACCACTTGTAGCGCAAACCACGGATGTAGAGATTTGGGCGCAAACCGTTCTCGGAAATTCGACAACCTCCGATCAGGCGCTATCTGTGTGGTGCAGCGTGATCTCAACCGAGACACCCGCAATAGTTTTATCAACTTCCCTATTAGAAGAGTCTGAAATTGATCACTGTCAGGGCGCACAAAGCCAAAATGTTATGGCAATTGAGCTCACACCTTCACTTCTTGGGCCGAGCAGCGCAGTTTTGTCCAATGGTGATAGCAATGCCATCTACCTCTATTTGAGAAGCGGCGACCAGGGATTTGTTGACCTTAGCGGTATCGGAAAGGGTATCCTTTATCCTTCGTTCGGTGAATTGATACCGGAGGTTTTTCAGTCTGGTAGGCAGGGTGGAAACGAGGATGAATTCTTCCCGAACTTTTGCCAAATGTGTAGCTGTTGTACCGAAGTGAGGGAATAGGGGGTGTTATGACAGAGAATGGCGCTAGTAAAGATAAGCCGAAGGTTCGGGTCGAGACAACGGGTTCGATATCGCTGCTCTGGCCGTTTCTTACTGGGGCGTTTTTCCTTCTTCTCATCGTTGGCATCGTCGCATTTGGCGATGAGCCAACGCCAGCACAGTTCTTGATCTACCGAACCGTTATCGCCTTGGGCGGCGCTGGTTTTGCGGTTACCCTTACTGGCCAGCTCGAAATCGCCTTCCCAATTTTTCGGCGAGGTTCAATAAAGGCCGCAGCCGCATTTGCAGTTTTTGTTGTCTTATACTTCTTTACTCCGGCAAGTCTACTGTCCGACGAGGGCGAGCGACAGTCTCTGCGGTTGATTGAAGAATACAGAGATGCCAACAGCCCGGCAGGCTTGGCGGCAGTTTCTTTGGGCGCCTATTGGGACGACCCTACGAGACTTGCTGCACTTGCTCGATCGGCCGGATACCGAGGTGAAGGTCAGGATCGAGTGATCCCCGAGGAACGCGACCTGAAAGCTGCCCTGGAGATGATACATCAGCAGCTGAATAGTCATGACGGATCAAGGTCTTTTTCTGACCTCGTGGCCTTTCATGAAAGAGTATTTGACTGCATTGATTCGGGGAGGTGCGATTCTAGCACTTTGTGCTCAGCCGGATCGGGTTTGTTTCAGGATATCGAAAGATTCAGAAATCTGTATTGCGGGCCAATAATAGAGAGGTCTCAGCAATTGAATCTTGATCTTTGGGGAAAGTATCTTCGGTTCTCGGTCGAAAACTGCAGGTCGAGCTTCCTGATGGAGTATGTACAGTTTTCTGAGATTGATCAGATTGAGGATGTGTGCATCCCGGTGCAATGTTGGGCTACAAATATGACCCGTCCATATCCTTGTGAGGCTCGTCGCCAGTTGATTGGTGGGGTGTTATTACCAACGTAGATCAGGAAGAGAATAGGCTCTGGGTCGTAGGTCAAATAGAGGGAATAGCTATGGCGTCTATCGATAAGCTTATTGAGGCTGCCACAAACGAGTGGATTTTCTTTGGATCGGGAACTTGGAAGTTGGATGGTTCCACTACCGATGGGAAGAAGGAGTACCAAGACGGTGCTTGGCAGAGAGTTGGTGACTACTGGAAATTCATCGGCGGTGCCTACTCAAACCTTACAGGAAAGGACAGGGGTTATCCTTGGTCTGCAGCCTTCATTTCCTATTGTATGAATGCCGCTGGCGCTGGAGGTGCTTTCTCCTATTCCGCGGGACACTCGACATACATTAATGAGTCTATCCGCGCAAAGAATAGCAGTAATCAAGGTGCGTTGTTTTGGGGTTGGGGGAAGTCCGAACGGCCTGTCGCACCAGGAGACCTAATTGGCTATTGGAGGGGTGATAAGAAGATTACGGTTGAGAACGCTCCAACTGTCGGGTGGTATCAGAGTCACACTGATATTGTGGTCGAAGTCGGACCGAAGTATGCTTTCGTAATCGGCGGGAATGTTGGGCACTCGGTGACCCGAAAACAAGTTCGACTCAGCAGTGACGGGTTTCTGACTGATTCTCGCTATCCGTGGTTTGTAGTGATGGAGAACCGCTTCTGACTTCGGCAACTTTCATCAGGCTTAACGCGTGTTGGCTGACGTCACTGAAGTAAAGCTGATCTTAGCCCCCTTGTGGCTTTACAGGGTCGCCCATGCCTTCCTCCCGCGAAACCATCCTCGCCGCGCTCTTCGCGCGGCTCTCGGTGGTGCCCGCGACCGTGCTGCGCGGTGACGTCCTGCCCGAACGGGTCCCGGCCGCCGGCCTCCTGATCCTGCGCGATGGCGAGCCGGGGGAGCCGGAGGTCACGCTCTCGCCCCTGCGCTATCACTTCCAGCACCGCGCCGAGATCGAGGCGGTCGTGCAGGGTGCTGCCCGTGACGCGACCTTTGACGCGCTCTGCTCTAGCATCGGCGTTGCGCTTGCCGCCGACCGCACGCTGGGCGGGGTCTGCGACTGGGTCGAGGCGGAAGCGCCGGAGCCGGTCGACCTGCCCGTCGAGGGTGCCGCGAGCCTGAAAGCGGCGGTGATCGCCGTTGTCCTGCACTACACCCTGACGGACCCGTTGGCCTGACGCCGGCACCTTCTTCGGCCAATTCCCTTCCCATCCTCAAGGAGTTCTTCCCATGCCCCGCCAGACCGGCGCGCGGACGCAGGCCGCGCTTGCCTTCGAGACGACCTACGGGACGGCCCCGGCCTCGGGCTACCGTCTCTTGCCCTTCG